TGCCCTAATCAATTCATCTTTTAATTTAAACTCCATTTTTTCTACAAACTCATCACCACTAAAATTATCAATCTTATTATTTAAATCTTGTATATCACCTTGTAATGTAAACCACATACTTGCAAGTGATACTGTACCAGCTATGATAATACCTATGGTTTTCAAATCCAGTTTTACTTCGGTTTCCTCACTAATTTTTTTTGCCATTGATTTTTTTTATTTTTAAAACTGTATATACTATTGTAACAACCAGTAGTGTTATTCTTAATAAATCCACAATCCAGTCAGCCATTGAAATAGCAAATGCTGCTGAGTTCATTAAATATAATTTTATGTCATTCATTTGTACCATTAACTTGTTTGTTCAACTCTATTAGATAATTCTATAATGCCTCTAAAATAGGTGTGGTCACTTTCATCTTCTTGAATGTAGTTTATACTTTCGACTGTTGATGTATAAACTGAAAAATTATTAGCACTCAAATCAAAATATCCAGCACTCCTAGTTCTCAGCAAAGATACAACAGAATTTACTAACAGGTTGGCATCCAAATCACCACCGACATCTGAATCAAATCTTGTAACACATTCAATCCTTGTAACACATTCCATATTAAATTTTTCAGCATTTTGGTCAACTTCATCTGTGCTTAAAGAATAAATCCAAATATATGGATAGGATGCATCCATTGGCACTCTATTATAAATAGGCACATTAGCACTATCTAATGTTACATTGCCATTGAGTGCTGTATAAATCTTTGCTCGTATGTGGTGCATTGCCTCTCTCATCTTAATATTTTTCTAAGTTTTTCTGATGCTTGTCTTTTTATTATTCTTATTCCTTGCCTTATTGAATTAAAAAAATATGGTTTTGCCTTTTGTCTTTGTGTGCCAAATTCTACATAACCAGCATAATTCATGTCAGCTTTAATAATTATATTTCTTTTGTCACCATCAACACCAATGGACCTTCTAAGGTCACCAGTTTTTACAGGCACTCTTGTTTTGGCTTTTAAAACTATTTTAGATGCACCATTTTGTAGAACATTATAAAAATCATTGTCACTATATTTTTTTAGATTAGATGTTATACGATTGAAATTCTTTACATCTGCATTCCTTATATGTGCTGAAAACTGTGCCATTATGGTTCTAATGTACCTACAATAGTAGTGTACTCATCATTGTGTAAAATGTTAAAATAATTATTAACTCTATAAAAACCAGCACCATCAACAGTAAATTTTTTACCAATAGCACTACCAGTACCAAATGCATCTCTGCGAAAAGTTATTTCAATTTCTCTGTAATAATTTTGTTTACCATCTTTGGTTTCAATACTACCACTCTTTTCAACAGCATGAGCAAAAAATGTTGCAGATGTTGAATTGCCACTACTTGTAAAACCACCATAACCATCAGCTGATTTTGATGGTGTGAAAAAAACAATTTTATTTCGCATCATTCCTGGATTCATATAAACATATTTTTATAAGAATTTAAAACATCTTTGACAGATGATGGTACTTCGCTAACTGCTTTGCCGACAACATAATCATGTCTGTTATCATAATAGGTTGCTGCTAATTGTAATACTGCCTGTTGCAATAAATTATCATCTAACCCAGCTGTAATGTAAGTGACCTTAACCTTATCACCAGCACCATCAATATCAACAGTTTCATTGTCTAATCCTGGAGTTGTATAATCTGTATTTGCAACCCCATCAATTGTGACTGATGAAATACTAGCAACAGGACCAAATGGTAAATCAAAAACACCTTGAGTTTCATCTAAATAATAAGTTCTGTTTTTAGCTACAATGTCCCTAGATATATAGTTCTCGCACCATATTCTGGCTTGAACTAACATCTTAGCAATCATTGTATCATCATCAGTATAATTTATTCTAGCATAAGTTTTAAACTCTGATGCTGTAACAATTTCAGACCCAGTTGTTGAATTAATTTTATTTTGCCTCATTTTTAGTTTCTTTAGAATCCATTTTAAGTTCTTTTGTTTCTTTTACAACTTTTGCTTCTTTTTTAACTTTTGGTTTAGATTCTTTTGAAACTGGCTCACCTAATCCACCATCAACATATTTGTCTAAATGAATTGATAAAATTTCTACAACTTCACCAGCTTTAATAATCTGACCATTGTTGTCTAAATCTTTTTTTAGTTTGATTTTTACTACTCCCATAATTTTTAAATTTTATGTAAAGATAAAAAAAAAGTGCCACTACATTTTACCTTAGCGACACTTTACAACATTTATGAAATACATGCAAAGTTATTAAAATTTTCTTTATACTTATTATATAATGATAATCTTAAAGATTTTTGCCCATCATTTTTTATAATAAAAAAACCATCATATTCCTCACTCCATAATGCAAAGTAATCTACATATTTAGAATCATATGTAGGTGTGCCTGTTCTTTTTAAAACTATTTGTATGGACCTTCCATGCTTATACCTATTCGCACCTAGATATTTTACCTGGAACTTAAAGAGCTTACCATTTTTTTCTAAAATGCAATCATACATGCTTGAATCTAATAATGGCATAGACACATTAAATCCCTGTTTAATAGCTGTTGTTGCGAAATGGTATTCAGCGAAGCACCCTTTCTGATTACCATTCATAGTTAATAAAAATAAAAAAAAGGGGTTGAATTAACAACCCCTCTCCTAACAACTAATTAACCAAATAACACTATTATTGAAAATAGTTCTTTTTTACAATCTCTTGTATTTCTGCATATTTTTTTAATATAACCATTTTTTTTACAGCTGGAAATTTGTGCCATTCCTCTCCTATGATGCTATTTACAAATAGCTCACAATCATCCACAATGTCGTTTTTACCTAGTGCCATAAAATAATACTGATGTGCCTAGTATTACAAACACTAGAGCTGTTAATAAGTCATCTATAATTAGCATTGACCTTAAACACAATAATAATAAAATGCCACCTAAATAATAAGATAATTTTCTATTTTTCATTTGCTATTGTTTTTTGTTTTTTACTTTTAGCTAAACTTTCTTTAAGTTTCCTTAATCTTCTATTTACTTTTATTGTGTGCAATAATGTGTCTTTACTTGCCATATTTATAAATGCTAAATTTCTTTGCACCCCTTGGTGCTATTTTTTTTATCTTTTCTATTGCCTCATTTGAGTTTGCAGCTTTGACTGTTTCGTGAAAATAATCATAGTCATCACCATTGTATAAATACCAGTATTCAACTGTGTAAGTATTATCAAATAATAAATCCATGTTTTTTGTTAATATCCAATCCATAATTAAAATTCAATACTAAATATTATACAAAAGAGCAATGCACAGGCATAGACAAATATCCTTACAAATGCATCACTCAAAATAATTCTCTCTAGTATTTTTTTCATAATAATGTTATTTAGTTTGGCTAATGTATGAAAATTATTTTTAAAATAAAAAATATTTTTTGTAATGCTCAATATTTTTTTAGTTTACAGATATAAAAAAAGGGGAAAATTAATTCCCCTTTATTATTAATAAGCAATAAAAATCGTATTACTACGGTGTCTCTAGTGCTGTTTTAGCTGTGCTAAATGTACCATCAATTATACCTAATGGTAAGTAAGTAGCAAGTGCTACTCTCTCTTGACATCTTACAGTTACGAAACCATCTCTGATGTTCGTTCCATCTTCTCTATGGAATGATACAGATAAGTTTTCTCTAATCCATAATTGACAAGAATTAAAGTCACCACATAAAAATGAACCTGAATTAACTTCATTGTTAATTATTACAGGCACACCCATAAATGATGGTTGTAATCCAGCATAAACTTGGTCTTTTAAATATCTTGACTGGCTATCCTTTAATAATAGGATTTTATGAAAGTCAGTTGGATTTAAAAGAATATAGTTTGGCTTGTAGTTAGACAATGCTAACTGATTGATTGCAGCAACAAGTACATCAAACTCATTTGCATTATCAACTGATTGATAAAATGCACCATTAGATGATGTGTCAAAGTTAGTACCTGAATTGTATAAACCATTTAGATTTGGTGAAGAGCCATTACCACCTAAGATTTGGTCATCTTCAACTTCTAAAAGTTTAGCTGGTACTCTGTTTGAGATGTAGCTTGTAAGTTGAGCAGTATCAGCCAACATTTCCTCAGAAATTCTAAGGTATGTTCCAATCTTCTCAACATTTACAGAACTAGCTGTCATATCAAAATCTGTTTGACCAAGAGTTGCACCCTCAGCTTTAGCAGCAGCACCATTAGAATATCCTGATTCTTTTACGAATCTAACAACATCAGAACCAGTCGAACCATTAGGAATGATTTGTCTCATGTTCTGTGGTCTGTTAGGGTCGAATTTAAATCCTGGTACTCTATCAGCTGGTACGACTTCACCGCTGAAATCGGCATTCATGGTCATATCATTTTTTTGCAGATATGCATTAATCTCAAATGCAGCAGCATTTGTATTGCCCTTTACTAGATTGTCAATAGCACCTTCGTTAAGTGCTTTAGTCAAATTAGTTTTGAAATTTTTAGATTCATTCTTTTTTTCAAACATTTTTTTGTTTTCAACTTCAAACGAATCAAATCTTTCGTTAAATTTTTTAGTAAGGTTATCAATCTCTCCTTTAAGAGCTGAATCTGCCTTACCAGAAGCACTTTCTAGTGCTTGTCCAGTAGCTTTCTCAATCTTTTCATCAATGATGTTTCCTAATTGGTCAAGCTGATTTTTTACATTTTCTTCCATTTTATAGAAATTATTTTAAATTATTCAACAAATATTTATAAACATCAAACTCAGATTTTTGTTCGACTGGCTCAGTAGTTTCAATAACTGGCTGAGTAGCATCAATGAATAAAGATTTAAGTTTGTATATTTCTGCCTCTATGGCATATCCCATCTCATCCGAGATGTTTCCTTTACGAATTAACTTACAAAGTGTATCGTATCTTTTATAAATGTCATCAATTATTATAGAACCTTTGACATCCATTATTTTTGCTTGGTCATTTGCAGCTAATGTTACAGCTGAAATCTCAAACAATTTTACTTCCTTTAATTCTCTGTAATCACCTTTGTCCTCTTTTTGGATAGGTAATATTCCGACAGAGTTTTCTGTAATCACACCAGCTTTCATTAGCTCGATTACATCTTTACCTAGTTGTGTTTTAGGCACTTCGGCTACAAATACCAACCCCTTTTCATCTTCATACAACTCATTCATTTTCCCAATAGGTTGCATCATATTATGCTGGTATAAGTATTTGACCCTTTCGCCATTCTCTTTAATTGTTTTCTGATATGCACCTCTCATAATTACATCATCATCTGCATCTTTATTATCGAAATAAGAACCATAACCTTTTACGATTGAGTTCTTTTCATCATAGTCAGATAATTCACCAAGTGGTGCTGCTTTGTAAATAAAATTCATAATTATAATTTTCTGTAAAATTACTAATTTTTTAATTAGTCAGTTGTCAGAGAATCACCAGCAATCAATGCAGCAGACAATGCACCTAAATTAGCAAAAGGATTAGCTGGTTCTGGTACTGGAAAAGGAAACATTGAGCATCTACAATTGACAACATTCCTTGCACTACCTTCACCAGGTCTTTTAATATATTCACCACCTACCAAAAATGGTTTGTCAAAATCAACTTCCTGACCATTTGCAGCACCATGCCAAGCTCTCTCTCTGCCATCCATTGATGTCATCCATCTTTTTTTCATTTGCCTTCCAGCATATACTTTCATTGCACTTTGTTCAATACCATAATTACCAGCTCTAGCTGATTCTGTTCTAACTAATCTTAATGCTTGGTATCTTGAATATCTTTTAAATTGTTTTCTTAATATTCTAGCTTTTTCATCAGCACCAGTAGTTGCAAAATTTGGGTCACTCATTAATCTTTGTGTAATCTTAACTAAACTTTTTTTTGCAGTACCACTAACTAATACAACATTAGTTGCAGCATTTTGTTTAGCATAATTGTTAAATGCTATAAGCCATATTGTAATAAATTTATTTGGGTCAGTACCTTTTTGCTCATACTTATCAAAATACCTGGCATACCATTTTGCAAATCTCATTGCAACAGTTTCATACATATCAATGTATAATTTTTCTAAATCACCATATTTAAATAATGATGCATAATTAGTGTCACCAAATGTTATGAAATTGTCAACCCCTTTATTGTAGTTAGATTCATAAAATTTTCTAACCATTGGTAATATAGATTTCTCAGCTAATGATAATTGCTTTTCGTAATCTTGTTTCCATTGTTTACTCATCTAATTGATTTAATTTTCTTTCAGCATAAGACAACATGCTTTGACCACCCCATCCTAAAAAGGCAACATAACCTTTGTCCTTCCATGGTGTGTCAGCATAATCAGGATTTATTTTATTATAACCACCACCCTTTGTTCTAGATAAAAAACTAAAAGTTCTTTTTAGTGTTGATAATGATAATGTTTCTCTAGCTATCAATTGATTCATTCTAGCTAATCCAACTTCGGTCATACCATCAACCTCGTTTCTGCCATGTTTTTCAATCCAGTTTTTTACCCTTCTAGCATTGTTAGTTGCAGATTGTGGATAGTCAGAATAACCTTCTTGCTTTTGTTCTTTTTTAGAACTCATTGGATGACCTTCTGGTAATAAATCTGTATCGTGTTTGCCAGACCTAAATTTGCCATTCTTTAAAGCATAAAGGAATGAATTAACTCTAGCCATTGCCCATTGGTCAGGACTAGAAACATTTGGTCTAACACTTTGTGGATTTGTGTTGTATGCACCAACACCTCTTTTAAATACTTTTTTTAAAGTACCTAATGATGTCTTTTTACTTGCAGCACTAACACTCGCATTGTGGTCTGCTACTTTTTTTTTAGTGCCTTTTCAACTCTAGCACTTACTTGTTTTTGTTCATCTTCATCATCATGGTATCTTTTTACCGCTTCCTCATATTCCTCATGAGTTTCAAATGGCATGTATATTGTTTCACCATCATATTGGTGTGTGTGATAACCTGAACCACCTAATTCTCTAGCTCTAGATTCAGCTTCTTGTTGTGTTGTGTAAGCATCTTCAAAACCTCTAATACTATCTTTATTTACAACCTCATAATTAACATGCATTTTTTCCATATCATCTTCATCATCCTTGGCTGGTAATTGTGGCTCTGGTAAATCAACATCTTCACCACTTACTGGCAATAAATTAGCTGGTACATAAAAATCATTTAATGCATCATTATCTTCTTCAGCATAACTCATTGCTGCTCTTTTTTCATTTGGTGTTAACCACCATGCCTGTGTCATTTGAGCAACAACTTTGTCCATGTCCTCTTGCAATTCTGGTATTACAGAAAAATCAAAATCAATGTAAATCTTTTCACCAAACTTAGGTGCTAACCATCTATTTAATTCATCTCTAATTTTATATAGTTCTGGCATAACTGCATGTTGATATAATGCTGCCTTAGCACTCTTTTGATTGTTGTATGTTGATGATTCAGTATTATTTAATAATTGTACTGGGACATTATAGATATTACAAAGGTCTTTAACTGATGCATTGTATTGTTCTATTAATGAAAGGTCAGATGCAGATAATCCAAAGTTTACCCATGATAATTTCTTTGGTGTTATAATTACATCACCAGCATTATTACTTGATTGATAATTAGACCTAAACTTATCTTTTAATTGTTGTGCCTGGACCTCATTTAAATCACCTTCCTCACTCATCAAGACACCTCTAGCCATTTGATTTTGTAAATACTTAACACCAGTTTCAGATGCTTCATTGTTTGTAGTCATTGCTCTGAATCCAGCTTTAAGTGGTGATTGACCATAAAGGTGTGAACCACTACCATCATAGTATGGGTTAAAATCTTTTATATGACATATCAAATCAGCTGCAATAGAATATTGACCATTGTATTCAACTCTATATTCTTTTATTGGTTCTATGATACCACCAGAAATAACTTCCATAATCTGTGATGGCATTACATATAATTCTTTGTATTTACCTACATTGTCACCAGTATCAGGACCAATGCCATAGATATATCTGTTGCCTGTAAGTTTACCAAATGCAACTAATTCTGTAATCCAGGAAGCATATGATTGTGCTGGATTAGGTCGTTCAAGTAATGCATGTAAATCTGTGTGTTCTAATTCAACTAAAGCATGTTTTTTAATCATGTTAGCTTTTTGGATAATTGTGCTATCAACCATTCCACTTGTCATGGCTTTATATCTTTTTAGCTCATTCTCATTTACCTTTTGATAAACACAAATAGGTACTGATGATGCAGCTTTAGCAATTAGATTTATGATTGAATAAACAGTCGCATTTTTCCTATAACCTTCATTTATATAATTATCATCATTTTCAGGATTCCATACAACACTTTGACCCAGATAATTATAAATAGCTTGATTATATTCTTTGGCTGTTTGTTGTGTGTTTTTTACAATAAGATTTTTAAACCTTTCAAAGAATGATGCCATTAATATAAAATTTTCTGTAAAAATACAAAATAATAAATTCTTATTTTATATAACAAAAAAGTCATTACGATTTTTGTACTTAGAATAAATTAAATATCTCAGGCAGTCCATCAAATGATTATTTTTATCACATGGTTTATTAATGATTGTGCCATCTTTTAATTGTTCATATAAATATGCCTGTTGTTCTTTTTGTAGGTTCTTTGATTCTAATGAACCTATTATGTCAAACTCTTTTAACAATGAAATACCAGCATTGATTGACCCTTGACCTTTGATTGCTGGTTTAGCCCATATATCCATTTGTCTTAACTCCTCACCACTTTTAGGTTCTGCTGAATCATAATAACATAGATATTTATTGTAATTGTTTGATTTTAGAAACTCTGCAATGTCTCTATTAGTCATACCTTTTTGGTAACATAATTCATGCACATAAATCTTATCATTCTTTTTACCAGCCAAGACAATTGCACATGGGTCTTGTGAGAATCCAAAGTCAATACCAATACCCCAATCATCTAATTCAGGAAACTCACTAAAAGGAATGTATTGCCAATCTCTAAATATTTGTCGTTCACTAAATACAGCTTTTTGTCCTAAGCCATACACTCTCCAGTAGTCAGGGTCTTTTGCTTTTAATCGTTCAATCTCTTTTACTAATTGTATTGGCAGAAACTTATTGTCTTTATATGTAGATAAAAACAAATCAGCATCATCTCTTTCACATAAATCATAAATCCAATGTACAGGGTCAGATGGGTTAAAGTCAATAATGATATTGGTCCTGGTTCTCATTGCTATCTGCCTGTATTCCTCTAACAATAATTCATTGCCTTCATTGAGCCAGGCAATGTCCCTTGCAGACCCTCTAATCTTTTGTGAATCATCAGCTGAAAAGAACTCTAATGTATGTCCATTATAGCTAAATGTATTTTCGGCTTTATTAAAGATGCCATCCCAATATATGCCAGTATCCTTAGATATTATTAAAAAGTCCCTTAGAACTGACCTTTTCAATGCTGGTAGGGTTTTTCTTATAACACTAATAACCAATGGTTCTTTTGTGACTGTAATTAAATACAATAAGTATTGCATAATAGAATATGTTTTACCAGACCTAGAACCACCTTGGAATATCTTTAATCTTTGATTTGATTCTAATGCTTCGTAAAACTGTTTATTGCAATATTGTTCTATTCTTTGTCTTTGGCTGGTTTCCATTCAATCAGTTTGCTTTTAATATCTGCATCATGTTTTATTTCTTGCCTTTCAACATAACCTCTTTTCTTGCCTTTTGTTTTGCAGTAAAATATAATGCTGGTAGTATCACCATCTTTTATTTTTTCATGTAGTTGTGATTCAACAAAATCTAATGTCTGGTCACTTACATCATCAACAGCTTTTTTAAATTCTTTGTCAGAACTGTACCATTCATAATAAGTGGACCTAGCTATCCCAGCTTGTTTACAAGCAGCTGTAACAATGCCTAAATTAGTTTCTAAGGCATGTATTAGTTTCTTTTTTATAGTGTCCGATTTGTCCGATTTCATTTGACAAATTTAAACAAAAAAAAAGGAGGTCCGAAAACCTCCTGTGCCTGACTATGTGAAACTAAATACTAAATATTGTCAGGAGTGTAGTTTTTAATTGCATTTTGAAAATCATATCCACCATAATAACTATAACTGTGCAAGTTTTCCCAAATACAACCTCTTTGTAAAGTAAGCTGTCGGTCATCAGTCATATATGTAAAATCGTTTGACACATATATGTTTTTTAAAGAATTGTACATTGATTTGAATTGTTTGCTCGAATATAATTTATCTACATTACCTGATTCATAAATTTTACCTATAGATTTAGAATCTCTGAATTTTCTAATCTTATCATATGTTTCTATTTGGTCTAAATTTTGAACACCATAAAGAATGTTATCAAACCACCATTTTACATTTCTTTTAGGTAATAAAATATTTTCATACTTAATGTAATCAATTCTTTTATTAGGTACTTTATTACCAGCATTATCTATGTAACCACCATTTTTATAACAAACATGGACATTAACTCTATAACTCTTTGGTGATTCTTTAATGATGTCTAATTTCCAAACATTAGAAATTTTTTCCTCTTGGTTTTTATCTAAATCATAAGAAATGTTACCACCATCAATTGATTGACCAACCATGCTTGATAAATATTCATCTACAAGATTTTTAATTTCAGTATCAATGTTATTAATTGCCTTCTCAAAAGTATTCCTGGTGTTATAAACCAATTCATCATTGTCTTTTTGAGTAGAATCTAAGTCATTAAGCAATGCCATAATATCATTGCATAAAATAATTTGAATATTATTAAAATCTGCTAATAAATAGGCATCTTTGACTATCTGCTCAATGTTAGAGCTATTGAATCCTTTTGTATAAAAGCCATTACTTTTTTTTGTTTCATAACAATCATTGGTAATAAATGATTCATTACTGAATTTGCTTTTAGTTCTAAGAGTTATGTCAATACCCCATGCCTCTTTATTGTAATTATTAAAGTCAATAGTAAGCCATAAAATGTTTTTAAACTCATTTTCATGCCTAGCAACATTATAACCAGTTTCAAATTCAACATTAGCATCTAACGATTTGTAAAATGCAGATGCTATATTTTTATTAAAGTTATGGTGATTGTCACAAACAGCAATTACATCAACACCTGATAAAAAATTTTGGTATTTGTGTTGAAGGACATTAGCAATGTCTTGAACTATCTGACAATGTAGGTTAAGACCAACATCTTTACTTTTAACTGATAATTCTGCAAGTGCAGCTCTTTGAGATTTTTTTAAAACTTCTATTTGATTTTTTCTTTGATTGATTTTTTGTATTAAATTTTTCATTTTATATATATTTAGTATTAATTAGTTGTACCAAAGATATATAAAAAACTTTAAAATCAAAGAAATATTTTGTTTTTTTTAATATTTTTTATGTTTTTTTATTGTTTTCCCTGTAAATATGCAGATTTAAGTCCCAAATTTTATCACTTGCAATGCTTTGATTCCTATATGTTACAGGTGACCTGGTAATTTTACCATTGTCATCAACCTCAATATAACATTCTTTTCGATTTCTAATTGGCACAATATAAATTTTAACACCATTATTTATGCACCAGGATTTTGCATTCAAATATATATTCATAAACTCCTGTAAATTAATTTTAAATCTTCATGTTGTAATTTCATGTTATCAATATGCAATGCAAATCCAAGTAGCAGATAATTAATAGCATCAGCATATCTTGATGCAATAGGTTCAGCTTGATGCATGTCAGGATTACCAGCATGACTTAAAATAGCTTGTATGTGCTTATCTAAAAACACACCCCACACTTCACTAGGTTTAAGATTTAATCTTTTTGCTGTTGATTTAAAATTATGTAGCACATCCTGATTATCATTGGTATATTCAGGTTGCTTTTGATTCATTATTTTTTCACATAATTCTAAAAGCTCTTTTCTAATTTGTTTATATTCTGTTTTATTCATAATTAAAAGGGTAATTTTTCATCTTTGATTATTGTTATGCCTTTATCTCGCATGTTAATCTCTTTATAAACACCACCATTTTTAAAGTCAGGTGCTATTTCAAATGAACCTAATTGACCATTAGATTTTCTTTTTATTTTTTCAATAAATATTGTAACACTATCACTACCATATTTTGTTTTTTGACCTATGTTTCTGTGACATATAATGCCATTGTATGTTTTATTAAAAAAGTCAGATGAACCACTAATATCATACATAGTAACTTTTTTATATTGACCACCTTCGCTTTCAATTTTTCTAGGGTGTGCAACTAAAAATACATGAGTATTTGTTTGTTGGCAGAATTGTGTAATTTGAGATAATTCCCTACCAATGTAGCTGTAATCTCTTTGAGCTGAATGGTCTAACATATTCCATGGGTCAATCACACAAATGTTTATTCCCTTTTGAAAAACTAATT